CCATTAGCGCCGCCACGGCTTTCTCGGGCTGCAATCCCAGCCCTTGGATCGTGTTCATGTACGGCTGGATGGCTTCCTGCATCGCATCGGCAAACTGCGCCTTGGAGAGCAGCGGTTCCACGCCCGCACGCATCTGCTCCTCACGCTGCCATGCGTATTCCTGCATCTTTGGGTCGGCTTTTTGCCAAACCTCGTGAAAATCCTTTTTCCACGACGCAGGGGGACGTTTCCATACCGGCGGTTCGGCGTCCGCCTCGGGTTCTCGCTCGGGCTGGGTTTGGCGAGGGGCAAAACGACCCTTTTCGTCGCGCTGCCCAATGGTTTCTACGGGTTCGCCCTTCTCAATAGCCTCAAAACCCTGCTCCAACATCGCTCGCCGGGAATCTTCCGCCTGTGGGGCTTCCGCATTCTGGTTTTCAACGTCCACGATTAGCCTCTCCTGTGGGGATTGGTGAAGTTCAACTCTTGCCGCAGCTGCCGGATCACCCGGTCAGCTTGATCGTTCGTCATGCGCTGGTTAACTTCCCACTTCAAACGCTCAAGGCGGCTGTTATCCACCTTCGGTTTCGGCAAATGCCGCGCGGGATCGTCGTTGCCAACCTCAACGCAGCCGTTTGCCTTAAGGTGCCGACGGTGCTGTGAGCGCGAGGTAACCATGCGACCGTCAATCATGCTCTTGTAGGGCTGAATGTCGGGCTGAACGTAGTGATACCGGCCCTGCGCATCCTTTTTGCGCTCCACAAACTCGCCGTCTAATAAAACATACGTGCGTTTCATTGATTAAGCGGGGGCGTTGGTAAAGTTTTATTCATCTGCGCAATGATGAGCCGCGTCTGCGCGTCCATGTCCGCCTTGTACTTCGCCGCTTCCTGCTGGCTTTGCAGCTTCATGGCTTCCAACTGCGCTTCAAACTGTTGCTTTTGCTGCTCCATTTGCAGCTTCGTCTGGTTTTTCAGCTGCTCCATCTGCATCTGCTGTTGCAGTTTTGCCTGCTGTAGCGCCGCTTCCATTTGCATACGGCCCTGCTCAAGCTGACCCTTCTGCTGCAACTCGGCCTGCTTGCCCTGCTGCTCGCCATCGGGTTGCTGCTGTTGCGCGGCCTGCTGAAGCTGCTGCAACGTAGCGTCAATCTGACCCTCAATCGGGCGTGCGGCCTTAAACGCCTGCATCCCAAAGCGCAGCAACTCCATCATCATCGGCACCATCTGCGGGGAGGCTTGGCCGACGGGCAACGCTTGCGCGAGAAACCCACCAAACGCCTGCAAGAACTGCATCCGATCCTGCTTGTTCTGGTTCTCATCCAGCATCACAAGGCTGTCGGCAGCAATGTCTACGCGGAAATTGCGCAGCGGCTTGTTACGCAACAGCTCTATAGCCTGCGGGATCAATTGCTGATCCGCTGGCGTCATCTGTCCTGCGGCGGCGTAAGCAAGGATCGTCTCGGGCTGGAAGTGCAGGCACATTACCTGCGATTTGAGCTTGATGATTTCGGAGGCGTAAAGCGCAACGTCCTCCTGCATGGAGCGCAGTCTTAATCCCGCGTACTGGCCTTTGATTTGCTGCGCGGTCGCGGTTTCGCTGGCGAACGAGGTGCCTCGGATGATGTCCGAGATACCCGTGATTTCGTAGATTTGGCTCTTGATGTCCTCTCTAGCTCTATAGCAGTTAAGTAGCGCATTTGCGAGCGTGTCAAGCGGGAGGAGGTCAATGCTTCCTTTAAGGCCGCCCTTTTCGCTGAAAGCCATCCACTTATCAACTGGAATAAGCGCATTGTTGTCGCCCTCCGTGAGAAGCCGTTGCAGCGCAGGCTGGCTGGCGTCGTACACGCCACGCACTCGCAGCGCCTTCACCAACCCGTCAATGCGGTCGGAGAGGATGTCCAACTCCATCGCCTGATCTTGGTACAGCACGAAATCGGGAACGGGTACGAGCGTGTCGCTGGTCGTGGTCGCGTAAAGCGGCTTCGGGCAGGGGAAGAACCCCTCTAGCCCGAGCGGGTCATCGCGCACATCAATCATCTGCGGCATGCCCTTGCAGAACCAATAGACCTTTTGTGTCTCCTTGTCCCACAGCTCGCAAATCTTGGCGCGGTTGTACGTGCGCTTGCTCTCGTTGTACGCGTTGAGCGGCTCTGGCCCTTGGTCTAGCGGGATGCGGCGTGCCATTTCATCGCCAAACCGCTCCACAAGCGCCTCACGGGTCATGTAGACCCAGCGCCACACCTGCCCCACTTCTTCCCATGTGCGGGCCTGTGAGTGACCGAAATCGCGCCAATGCACGTAATCCACGACGGCGCACTCGTACTCAATCTGCTCCATCGGTTCGGACATTTCGCCCTGTTCAACCGTGGAGGTGACCGATACGCCGTCGTCATCAATGCCGATGGGCGAGGTGTGCGGCTCATAGCGCACCCATGCGCTGCCGCGACCGCCCAAGAACCGATCCTCCACGCTGTATTTCATCGTGGAACGGAAGTCGGGGTAATGCTCAATCTCAAAGTCAATCGCACGCTCAAGGAGCTGCGCGGCCACGCGGCCCACCGGGTCGTTGTCACCAAAGCGGCGGCTAATGTCAGCCTTTGGCAGTTTGGCGTAAACGGCAGGCGTCAACGTCTGCACGTTTGACCACAGGATGTTGAACTTGGCCGATTCGGTCAGCGTTTGCCCACGGGTGTCGTCGCGGTAACGCTTGACGATCTTCTTGACCCGCGCCGTCCACTTGGCAAATTCGTTGTCGTATTGCCCGACGATCTTGAGGTAGCGATCCACCTCGCTGCTGACCAACATCGGTTCCATTACGCTTTCCCCTCATTACGGGCGCTGATCGCTCGGGCCTTGGCCTTGGCGTCCTCTTTGCTGGATGCGCCCCAAGCACGCAGCGCAAGCGCAAGGCGTGTGGGTTCACCGTTCTTCGCCATCGGCCCCGGCATGTTGCCCATGCGGGCAAGGAAGCTGGCGCGGCGTGGGTTGTCGCCCTTCTTCACAGGAGGTTTGAGCGTGCCACCCGTCTCGGCTTTGTACGAAGCACGGCCCTTGGCGTTGAGGCCGCCCTTTGGGTTTTTGCCCTCGCTACGCTGCCACGCTGCGGTCATTTGTTCTCCGGCTTCGCGGTCTTGGCGGCTTGCTTGAAGTCAGCGGCGCTAGGGCGTCCTGCTTCGCCGGGGCGCTTCATACGCTCGCCGGAGCCAGCCTTGATCCGCTCCTGCTTGGCTAGGATGTTGGCATAAAGCCCGGGCTTACGGTTCATGCGGTGAAGAACCCGACAGCAAGAACAGCCAGCCCTGCGCCTGTCGTAATCGCCCACGGGCCGGAAGCCGAGGCGGCGTTGATCTCAAGGCTGTAGACGCCGACGGGCGTGTTGGCGGCCATCGTCAGCACCGTGGTGCTGCCATCCAGCACGCTCAACGTAGAGGTGCCGGTCGTCGTAACCGTGACCACGATGCGGTGCAGGTAATCGCCTACCGCGCCCGTTCCACCCAATACCTGCGCGGTCTGGGAGGCGGCCACAGTCTCGTAAGGGTATCTGTTCGGTGACGTAATGCTCATATCCGCGCTCTCCGCGAGGTTGTCCGATCATGCACCGCCCACATGTCGTTGAGTGTGACGGTGTTCTGTGGGCCGACCATGAGCGGTTTAGGCTCAAGGGCCGGGGTCTTGTCAGCAGTCTCTTGCCATGATACCGCAAGCATACGGAAAGCGTCAGCCGGGTGGCTAGTCCAATCGTGGCGCGGTGACTGACGATAGGCTTTTTTGTCCTCGTCGTACTCGCGCTGGTACTGACGCAGCGCCTCTATGCCATCGCGGCATTTCTCGGCGTCAAACCAAATGCGCGGCAGCGTCATGCGCACCGCTTGTATGCCTGACTGCACGCCAATGTCGGGAACGACGGCGAGTTTGGCGACATCCAGATGCACCGCGAGCTGCTCAATGATGCTCTTACCCGTTTGCAGGCTTTTGGCTTTGGCGTCGTGCGGCAGGTAGTGGCGGGCGTAGCGGTAAGGCTTTGCCATCACCGTTGTGGCGATGTCGTAGATGTCAGCACCCGACACCGCAAAGAAGTCTATGACGCGGATTTCCCCGCGCCCGATCTGGTAGAACCATATCGCCGTATCGTCCCGATACCCCAAGTCCCAGCTGCTATAGACAGGCAGGTTGGGGTCGTATGGCACTTGGCAGATGCGGCCTTGTTGGTCAGCCTCACGCATTTCCTTGCCGTAAAAAGCGCCGAGGATGGCAGCCTCAAAACTGCACTCGTACTCCTGCAAATACTGATCCTCGGCCAATTGCGCCCGGGCGGCGGCTAGTTCGCCGCTAGGGAGAAGCCCGCTGCTGGAGGCGGGGAGGCGCAGCAGGAACCACTCGCCAGAAAGACGAGCAGCGGTTTCGTAAATCTCCCAAAAGGCATTCTTGCCCTTGGGTGTGCCGCCAAACACCGCCCAGCCTTGTTTGTCGGATAGGGCGGGGCGTATGACGTTCCCAAAGACGCTAGGCTTAAAGTCGCCGTATTCGTCCATATACACGCCTGAAAACCCAAGGCCGCGCATCGCGTCAGCGTTATCAGCACCGTAGAGGCGTATCTGACTGCCGTTCATCAGGGTGACGGTCAGTTCCTGCTCGTTGACCGCGTTAATGATGGGCTGGGCAAATTCCTTAAAGTAGTTCCATGCGACCGCTTTGGCTTGTGAGCGGTAGGGGGCGATGTAGGCAAAGAGGCCGTGGGTGCCTTGGTACGTCACGGCTGCGCGGATCATGTCGTTAACGGCTGCGACCGTCTTGCCTGCGCGGCGATGTGCGACAAGGCAAGCCCAGCGTTTATTGCGTTCATGGAACGGCATGAACGCCTTGCGTGGGCGATAGGGCAGGATTATTCGGGAGCCATCCATCCGATCTGTACCTTGACCGGGCCGTTGTCCTTACCTGTGATCTCTTGGCGGGCGAGTTTGGGAACGTGGTACTCCAGCAGAGTGCTGAAGGCGTCAAAGGCAGCCTGCGCTCCCTTCTCC